TCAGCATTACCATTTGCTACATCGGGACCCGATTCAGATGTATTAGTAAACGTAACGGGTAATAGTTTATCTATTACAATAGGTAGTGTAGGAGTTATTGCAGATGCAGTTACAGAAAATTTAACACCAAATGCAGTATCTTTAGGTACAGGTACTTTAAGTATTACCGCAGATGCTAATCATACTGTTACAGGAAGTGCAGTATCTTTAGGTGTTGGAGCGTTTACTGTTAATATAGATGTTGATGTAACACCTTCTGGAAACACATTGACCTTGGCTACAGGAAATGTTACAATAACTGCTGACGCAAATATAACACCTGATGCTAGTTCTTTATCATTAGATACAGTAGAGCCAGGAGTTATTACGTGGAACGATATAATACCAGGAGCAACAATGGTTTGGACACCAATCAAACCTTACTAAAACTATGGCATCAACTTATTCATCAGATTTATCATTAGAACTCGTAGCAACAGGTGAAAAAGCCGGTCTATGGGGAACTATTACAAACACTAATTTACAATTATTACAACAAGCAGTATCAGGTTATGTAGAAGTAACTTTAAGTTCTGGTACAACTACATTAAGCTTGGCCGACGGATCGGCGAGCGCTAATGGTAAAAACCTTTACATTAAAGTTGTAGGGACTTTATCTGGTAATGCAAGTTTAGCTATGCCTGCATCCACTACAGGTGGTAATGCAAACAGAGTATTTTTTGTAGAAGACGGAACTACTAGAGGTGGAGCTGGAGATAGTTATACTGTAACTTTACTAACAACAGGTCAAAGTGCGTCTACACAAGTGCCTCTTCCTGAAGGTGCAACAGCTTTAGTTTATTCTAGAGGTAGTGTGCCAGCAACATCATTAGGTATGTTGCAAAAAGGATTTACAACAGTAACGGCTGCAAGTAAAACTGCATACACAGCGGTTCCTGGTGATCAAATAGGTGTAGACACAGTAGCTAATATTGTAACAATTACTCTACCTGCAGGATCAGTTGGAGATGAAATAATTATTATGGACATATCAGCATCAAATGGTTTTGCAACTAACAAATGTGTTGTAGCACCGAATGGGTCAGAGAATATTCAAGGAAGTAATTCTTCAATAGATCTAACAACGAACAATCAATCAGTCACACTTTTTTACACTGGTGCTAGTAAAGGCTGGCAACTAAAAACTAACACAGCATAGGAGCTAAATAAATGGCTCTCACTCAAATCAAATTCGCACCTGGAGTTGATAAACAAGATACTAGCGTTGGCGCTATTGGTCGTTGGGTTGATTCAGATAATGTTAGATGGAGATATGGATTACCAGAAAAAGTTGGTGGTTGGCAATCTTTATTAACAGATTCAATGGTCGGTGTTGCTAGAAAACAACATGCATTTGTAGATACAGAAGGTAATAGATACATTGCAATTGGTACAGATAAATTTTTACTTATATTCTTTGAAGGTCAATTATTTGACGTTACACCATTACAAGCAGACATTACAGGTGCTACATTTACATTTAATGGCACAACTACAATAACAATTACAACATCTTCTGCACACAATTTAGAAGATGGTGATATTGTTTTATTTGATAGTGTAACTTTACCTGGTGGTACAGGATTAAATGCTTCTGATTTTGAAGACAAATTATTTCAGGTTATTACAACACCTACAAGTACAACTTTTACAATCACATTTACAAGTGCAGGTTCAACTGCAACTGGTGGTAGTGTAACTTTAAAACCATATGAAAGAGTGGGTCCAGCTGCTCAAACTTATGGTTATGGTTTTGGTATTAGTCAATATGGTGGTACAGTTCAAGGTGCACAAACGTCAACGCTTGACGGAGCGTTGGCCGCGGACACGAATGGTAATAATGGATCTGCTACACAAATACGTTTAGCTTCTACTACAGGTTTTCCTTCATCAGGTGGAACAATAGCAATTGCTAATGAATTAATAACTTATACCGGTATAGCTGGGGCTGAATTAACAGGTATTTCTAGAGGGCAAAAAGGAACTTCACCTGCAATACATGCTGATGGTGCAACAGTTACAAATGCTTCAGAGTTTAGTGGTTGGGGTGATGCAGTTGATGCAGGTACAATTACACTTGAGCCTGGGCTTTGGTCTTTAAGTAATTTTGGTCAAGTATTGATTGCAACAATTGCAAACGGTAAAACATTTACATGGAATGCTGGCGATGCAGCAAGATTAAGTGTAAGAGCTTCTACAACTACATCTGGTTTTGCAACAACAAGTAATCCTACTGCAACTAGAGTTACATTAATATCACCTACTACAAGACACTTAATTCATTTTGGAACTGAAACAACTATTGGTTCTGCATCAACACAAGATGATATGTTTATTAGGTTTTCAGAACAAGAAGATATTAATGATTATTCAATCTTAGCAACAAACACAGCAGGTTCTCAAAGACTACAAGATGGTACAAAAATTATGGGAGCTTTGGTTGCAAAAGAAAATATTCTAGTTTGGACTGATAACGCTTTATATACCATGAAGTTTGTTGGAGCTCCATTTACATTTGGATTTGAACAAGTAGGTACGAACTGTGGATTAATAGGTAAAAATGCAGCCATTGAAATTGATGGTGTTGCATATTGGATGGGTAGCAATGGTTTCTTCTCATTTGATGGTACAGTAAACACATTACCATGTTCTGTTGAAGATTACGTCTATGATGACATTGATACTACAAAAGGACAACAAGTTTGTGCAGGTATAAATAACTTGTTCACAGAAGTTACTTGGTGGTACCCTACATCAGGATCCTCGTTTAATAATAGATATGTAGTTTATAACTATGGTGTAACTAATAATCCTTTACCAATGGGTAATTGGTATACCGGTGTTAACACTAATTCTATTAGAACAACTTGGATTGATTCTCTTGTATATCCTAAACCATACGCAACAGCTTATGATAGTTCAGGCACAGGTACTTTTCCTAGTGTTATTGGCGAAACGGGATTAGGTAAAAGCGTATTGTTTGAACACGAAACGGGGACCGATCAAGTAAATCCAGATGGTAGTGTTACTACACTTACATCTTTTGTGCAGTCATATGATTTTTCATTACAGACCGATCAAGGTTCAGCAGAATACTTTTTAGCTATGCGAAGATTTTTACCTAACTTTAAAATTCTACAAGGTAATGCTGATGTTACAATTTCAATAGCAGATTTTCCAGCAAGTCCAAATACTGCAACTACATTAAGTCCTTTTACTGTTAACTCTAGCACAACTAAAGTTGACACCAGAGCAAGAGGTAGATATGCAGCTATAAAAATAGAAAACACAGGTGCAGCAGAATCGTGGAGATTTGGTACGTTCCAAGCTGACCTACAACCAGACGGGAGAAGATAATGACAAAAGTAGTAGTAAGATTACCAGAACCTAAAAAAGAATATAGTGAGGATAATCAAAGACAAATTAACAGAGCGTTAGCTGCAATCATAGAACAGTTAAACTCAACATACTTAACACAACAAAAAGAAGACCAAGAACGATTTACTTGGTTAGGATTAGGTTAATGGCAAATATATATAGAAATCAAAAATTAAGTTTAACTACAACTGCAGATACAGTTTTGTATACTGTACCTTCAAACTCAAGAGCAATTGTTAAATCTATTTTAATAGCTGAAGATGCAGCTGGATCTGCTACTGCTAAAGTAACATTACTAAATGCTTCAAGCACAGTTTTTGTAATAGATAATTTAATAACTTTAGCTGCTAATGAAAATAAGCAGGTTATATCAGAACCTTTAATTATGGAAGAAAGTGAAGTATTAAAAGTGCAAGCAGCCAGTGGGGCTGTTGATGTTGTAGCATCAGTATTAGAAATTAACAGGGAGGACAAATAATGCCGTTTATTGAAACAGAAGCTTCTGTTAGGTATGAGACTATTAATGGTAAAAGAGTACCAGTAATTACGCCTAAAACAGAAGTTACATTAACTAACACAGTTACAGGTCAAGAGTATATGTCTGATGCGGAAGCTATGGCAGATGTTCAAAACCCAAGCACAGAGACTAAATCTGAGCACATACGAAGAGACGTAAATGTGACTGTAGAAGAGATAAAGATAGGCGCTGACTTTAATATCAGCGATTGACGAATATGGAAAAACCTAGTAAATTGCAAGATACTCGCCTATTTACAAGCTTTGCGACCTTGCTATCATTAATACTACAAGGAAAAATATGCCATTAAAGAAACTATTTAAGAGTGCTAGAAAACGTGTAAAGAAGTTAATACCTAAAGAGATTAGACCTTTTGTACCTTATTTAGCAGCTATGATACCAGGGGCTAACCTTGGTTTAGGTGCTTTAAATCCAGCTTTACAAAAAGCTATTATTGCAGGTGGTACTAGATTCGCCACAGATGATGAGGCAGATATAAAAGATATTGGTATTACGGCAGCACTAGCTGCAGCACCTTCGGCTTTAGATCAATTTGCAGGACCTACAGGACCTGATCCTAATACTATGGGGGGAATGTTAAGAAAAGGTGCTAGAGGTGTTGCACAAAAAGCAAAAGACAGTCCTTATCTAACAATGGGTGCTCAAGCAGGAACTGATGCAGCTATTAAACAAATAGAACTCGATCAAGAAGCATTAGAAAAATACGAAGCGGATTTATTATCTAGAGGTATAAAAAATAAAACTGCAAGAAGAAATGCAATCTTTGGTGTATTTAGTAACGCAGGTTATACAGACGATGAGATTAATAGTATGTTAGATACATATGGTTATAAAAGAGGTGGTGGCGTTAAAAAGAAAGCTCCTCCTTCAGCAGGAATTACAGCCATTCAAATAGATGCAGAAGTTGATGATGACAAAGGTGATGAAGAAATGTCTATGGAAGAATTTGTAGAAATGATGAAAGGTGGAGATGATGATGAAATATCTATCGATGATAGTTTATCTTATGCACAACAAGGTCTAGGTATGTTACAGGGTGATGTTAAGCCAATGCCTATGATGAGATTCGCGGACGGTGGATTTGGTGGTATTACAGAAGCTGTTGAAAGCATAGAAGAAAAGCCAAAAGAATTTTTAGTAGATAAATTAAAGGTAACACAAAAACCAGGTCAGTCAGAGATGAGAGCTATTATAGAAGCAATGTACAATGACATCGATGGTGTAATGCCTGAAGACAGAAAAAGAGAATTTTATGAGTTATATGCTCCACAAATGTATAGAAGTGGAGAGATGGAAAAACCAGAATTTGAGTTTATACAAACAGAAATATTAGATAAAGAAGTACCTAAAATGAAAGAAGGTGGTATAATGGATTTAGGTGGAAAAGAAATGGATTTAAGAGGTGGTGGATTTGTACCAATAGGTAAAAAAGAAAAAGCAGATGATGTACCTGCAAGATTAAGTAAGAACGAATTTGTGATGACAGCAGACGCTGTTAGAGCAGCAGGTGGTGGCAGTGTTAATAAAGGAGCAAAAAGAATGTATAATTTAATGAATAGTCTGGAGGCTAGAGTATAATGGCAATAACAGAAACTAGGCAGTATCGAGAACCATTTGTAGAAGCAGCCGGTCTAGGCGTAACTAACGAAGGTCTAAGATTACTTAAACAAACATTACCAACTTCAACATACACAGGTTCACAATTTGTTGCTGGTCAATCACAATTAGAAAAAGATGCAGCGGCAGCTGCAGCTAACCTTGGTCAACTTACCGGTACGGGTGCAGGAACAGCTGAACAAGCAGGTTCTATTGCATCTTATATGTCTCCTTATCAGGAGCAAGTAATTGATGCTTCTTTAGCTGCATTAGATAGAGAACAAGCTAAAGGTTTAGGTGCATTAAGAAATAGAGCAGTACAAGCAGGAGCTTTTGGTAGTGGTAGAGAATCAGCACTAATGGGTGAGTATCAAGCATCAGCCGATGTTGCTAGAGCTGTACAAGAAGCACAATTAAGACAACAAGGATTTGCAGATGCAGTTGCAAGAAGACAAGCAGACTTACAAGCTCAACAAGGTTTAGGTACATATCAAACACAATTAGGTGGTGCAGAAAGACAATTAACACAAGCTGATTTAGCAGCTCAACAAGAAGCAGCTAGAGAGGCAGCGTTTGCAGATTACACTAGACTAGGATTAATTGGTCCACAATTAGCTTCTGTTATCGGTGGATTCCCAGCTGCAACACAAGTTCAATCAACTCCTCCTCCAAGCACAACGCAACAATTACTAGGATTAGGTATTGGTGCCGCAGGATTAGGTGGAGCTATTAAAGGTTTATTCTAATGAGCAGAATTTTAAGACGGCCTATGTTCAGAGGTGGTCCAGTCTCTAGTTACGGAACGGGGATCGCTACAGGTTTAGGTTATGAAGATGGTGGTAGAGTAGGTTATTCGAAAGCGGGTAAAGTAAAAAGTTACGAAGACACAATAAAAGATCAAAAAAGAGCAGAGGAAATATTAAGCAAAGGTTTTAAAACAGAAGAAGATTTTAGAAAAGAATATGAGGATAAAATTCAATCATCAGATCCTTTAATGTTATTAGGTATTGATGAATTTGGTAAGGGTACTTTTGGTGAACAAGCTACAAAAGATTTTGAAATATTAAGCAGTGATGCAGCTAAAAATGCATACATAGCTGAACAAATGGCCGAACAAAATAAAATTATAAAAGAAGCAGAAGGTTTAGGTGTAAGTCAAGATCAATTACCAAAAAAAGAAGAAAAAGTAGAAATAGAAGAAAAAGACACCACAACTAAAATTAACGATGGCACAGGTTTAAATAACTTTCAAGAAAAATCTGATAAACAAGTTATGCAAGAATATATGGATATGTTTAAAGAAAGTCTTGGTGCAGATAAAGATGAACTTAACAGACAAAGATTTTTAGAGATTGCTAAATTTGGTGCTAACTTATTAGCGCAACCTGGAGGACAATCTTTG